TTCAACCATGTTAGGGCTGATTGCCTGTATTCTGGAAAGCTGGTCGGCTGTTACATCAACCTCTTTACCAGCTTTCAGAAGTTCCCCGGTATCGCCTAATATGAATGGTATTAATACTCTAACTCTTTTCATAGGCTACACCTTATGCAGTAGCAGTCAAAGGCACCTTAATTACCTGAATACGAGCTTCATCAATTACCTTTGCACCAAAAGTATCAAGACCACGAATAATATCCTTGAAACGCTTTTCAGCTCTCAAAGCTTCTACTTCGTTAATCTGACCGGCAAAAGCAATAGCCTTCTTACCACGAATGTCACAATATACAACGGTACTATCCTTTGCCATATTGTTAGACATAATAACGTCGAAATCGTCATACTTACCTACTACACCCTTGCGGATTAATTCCGGGTTGTTGGTAGACAGAGTAATTAAGCAATTCTTGAATACGTTATATACTGCCGGGCTAATCTCAATAACACCTTCTTCGTCAAAGTTACGCTCTCTTAAAGCTACAATAGCCTTGTCAATAGCATCCTTTACAGCTTCCTGTGTCAGATTGGTTGCAGTAGTTGCATTGGTTGCACCCTTAATAAGACCTGCTACATAAGAATCACGCTTTACAGCAAGACCATGTACAGCCTTTTCCTGATACTTCTCTGCTAAACCGGGTACAGACTGTGCCTGATTTACGTCATCAACATAGAAAGCAAAATAGTTTGCCTGATCAATGGTAAGAATCTGCCCCTTGTCGCTCATTTCCTCAATGGTAATGTCCTTGGAACCGTCATAGGCACCGATAGTAGGCTCACCAACACCCAGAATCTTAACGCTCTGTGCGTGCTTGCAATCGCCCTCATAGTCACGAATACAGTTTTCTACCAGCTTACACTTCAATTCCAAATCATCCTGAATCTTCTTACTCCAAACTGTCTGAATAAAATTTGTTACTGCCATAACTTTTTTCTCCTCTCATTGCGGAAGTATTACCACTTATGCATTGATTTTTCTACAGCCTTAAACAATGCCGGGTTTTTATCAAAGTCAGCCTTAGTGAACTGTAAGGCTTCATCCCTTGTATAGAAGTCCTTCACCCCGGTATCGGTCTGCGTTGCACTTGTCATACTTCCTGCTGTTCTAACTTCTTTTCTTGGTTTCATTTTGTTGTAGATTTCAAAAATCTCTGTTACTGACGTATTAGGGCTAAACTTACTAGCAAAGTCCTTAAAGTCCTTAGAGTTGTAAACATCCTCTGATACTCCGATCTTTGCTAACTCCTTGCCACGTTCTGCTGTTTTACGGTATTCTGCTAATTCCTTAAATACTGCCTTTTCTCTTGCGGTCATATTGTTTAAACCAATATCCGCTAAACGATCGACTTCCTCTATTACGTCGTCAAGTCCGGCATTGATAATGTCGCTTGCATCCGCTTTCGCCAATGCTTCAATATCTCTTGCCGAATAAGTAGGCTCTTTAGGAATCTGAATACCTTTACCCTCGTAAAACTGACGGAAAGTGTTTGTCATTTCCCCTACATCTTCTTTGCCTGTACCAGCTCTTAACACGTTTTCCAATTCACCGTACTTCTTCTCGTACTCTTTGCGAATCTTGGCTGTGTTCCGGGCAATCTTCTTTGCTAACACATCATCCAATTTCTTGTTGAAATCTTCTTCTGTGTAGACTTTTTCAGGCTGTTGCACCTGTTCAATTTGTTCTGTGGTTGTTTCCACGTTTTCAGCGTTTAACGCAAGGTTTTCAATCTCGTTCATTTAGAACTCCTTCCCATTTTTTGATTGGTGTTTGCTTCACCTTGTTTCCATAGCTTTTAGTGTCGTTCAATGCTTGGACATAATAAAAAAGCCCTCGTTAAAAGGCTTTTTAAGGCTGTTTTATGTTGCAAGGGTAATTTATACTGCCCCTGCTGTTTCTGTGGCTTGTACAGGCATTTCCGGGCTTCCTGCCATAGCTTCTGCAATCTGGCTCGCCTGTGCTTCCGGATCTTCCATCAAGAACATATTAGCTCTCTGTTGCATAGCCTGTGCTTCTGCCTGAATCTGTGCAATTCTTGCCTGTTCTTCTCTGATTAACTCTACAGCTTCCTTTATCTTCTGTTTAGGGGCTACACTATCATCATCAAGCAATTCAGCATATATTGCTAACTCGCCCACTCTTTGAGCCGATAACAAGCCCTGTAAGAGCATATTTTCTATTGTCTGCTCCTGTGCAAAGCGGTCATATACTCCTTTTGGTGTAATATCCACTTTTACTGTAGCCTGCAACTGCTGTAATGTGACTTGTGGTACGTTCACCATCTGTATAATTTCTTCCCCGGTGTTCGGATCTGTTACAGCTTCTTCAAGGTTTACACCATCTACAGAGTGTACAATCAGATAATCAAGCCATATTCTCGCAATATCCTCAACACACTTCTTGTAGCTTTCCTTCTGTTCTGTCATTGGTGATTGTGAAGCCTGTTGAACCGCTAATATTGCACGCCCGGAAGCATCTTCCGGGTTTACATTACCTGTTGCAATATCCCCGGCCCCGGCTAAGTCTCTTGTAACCTGTATTAAATCATCCTGTAATTGCTTAACATCAGGTGACATTTGTGCAGGTGTCAATGTTCCTACTACCTTGTGAACATCCTCTACCGGCTGTCCATTGGTTTTAATTACTCCACCGACTGTATTTAATGATGCCGGATTGGAAATCTTACTAGCATCCACTATTTTCTGCGGGTATGCCTGTTGCTTAACTGTGATTACTCGTCTTAATTCTGTCCTGTTTACTTCAATCTGGTTAGGGATTAAATATCTTACCTCACCTTCACCCCTTGCACTACCTTCTTTTTCTTCCCAATTAAAATGTGCTATAGGGTACAGGCTTAACCCGGTGTTTACATCCTCTACAATGTCGATATAACGTGTAGCACAAGAAAAGTGTACGGTTTTATCCTTCTTGTAGAACTTGTAAACGATAGTAACCATATTATCAAGTTCAAGCTTTGCACTTTCCCCGGATTCCTCAAAGGTATCATTGTCACCGATAATATACTTTGCCTTTTCTTCGCTTAATCCTTCTGAAATAGCCCATTCAATAGCGTTGCTTACAGGTATTCTTTTACGGATCAGGATGTAAGGCTGTTTCTGTATATCCTCGTCGTTCTCATTGCCATAGTATATGTCATTCTTCTTGACAATCTCATTGACCGGCAACATATTTTCTGTGTCGAAATCGACATATAAAATACCCTCGTCATTAATAGCAGAATCCTTTGTAAGCTTCCGCCCCTTATAATCCATACAGTCTTTTTCCCACACTCTTGAAGCGTATCTATTGAGCATCTCACAATATCTTTCTGCTTCCTTGTGAAACTCTCTATTCTCGAAATTCTGTGAGCTAAAGATAATAGCATACAAATTGTCGTGAATTACACCGACTTTGTATTTTACTACCGGCTTAATGAAGTTCTTCTGTACCGGCTCCACGTCGCCCAGCTTTGCTTGCCCCCATTGATTACCGTTATACATTCTATAATTGCGGTCTGTATCGGTGTATATGCCTGTCATTCGGTGATAGTTTCGCCCCTTCTCATACAGGCACCATATTGACGTTTCTTTTATTTCCTGAATGTCCATTTACTCACCCCCTTGGTACATCTTCTTGCCCGGCTCCGGTTCCGTCATATCGCTCTATATTCGCCAATATAACATCAAGCCTGTTCTTCTCTGCTTCTGCTTCTTTTGCTTCTTTATGGGCCTTATACAGCGTTACAGGGCCATTTATTTTTGGTGTCTCTATCTCTTTGCCCTTTGCTACTGTCTGCCCTACCTTTGCACCAATAAAAAAACACACTACATTAAGTGTGCCTACTACTGCAATTATTAAAATGGTTTCCATATGCTCTCCTTATTCTTCAAACGGTATATATGGAATATTCTTTGACATTGTTATAAAAACCTGTGTTTCTTCGTCAATTGTTGCTACCGTTAATTTGTTTGCATTGTGTGATAAAGGACTGCTTGTATCTATTCTTGTCTTTTCATCATCAAAAGAATAAATCTTTTTCATATCTTCCAAAGCTTCCTTGAATTGTTTTACTGTTCCACCTGTCATACATTCTTTCTCCTTAGATTACTGTTAAGCTTTCGCCCCAGTCGTATACCGTTTCTGTTGCCTGCTCTATCTTGAAATGATACTGTGGCTTCACTTCTATAGGCTCATCCATAAAGATTACTTGTTCTCTTATATGGTGTGATATTGCAAGTCCCATCATTTGATCGTCGTGACCGCCTTCAGGGGCTTCTATCCTGCCCTTTTCATTTCTGATAATGGTTAGCAGTTCTTCTAAAGTGTCCTTGTCGTTTATGGTGTCAACGTGTTCCCGGGCAATCTCTATCAACCTTGAAATGATAGTCGGTCTTGTCAATGATGTAGTTTTGAATCCGAACCGCTTTTCTGTTTTCCCGGTGTAGGTATCCTGCGTTTCCCTCACATACTGATTAATGTAACCA